GAACACTCACCTGGTTTGGGCTGATCGCGAAGTAGTCCGACCCGCTCTTGAGCGGATCGCCATCCTCTGCCGTGGTCAGGTAGAGCAGATCACAGGCCGTCATGCCTTCTTGGTCGCAGACCGTCAGCAATGAGCCAGCAGCCGGTGCCGCAACAGTGCGATCCAGCGCCAGCAGGCCGGACTCCTTGCAGAAGGTAATGGCGGCGCTGGTGACAGCCTCCTCCATCGTGATCTCCAGTGGGCCGGTGATCTGCTGGCGCAGCGTCGGCAGGAACAGCGCCCGCGCTACCATTTCCATGGATTAGGCCCCGGCCTGGGCCAGTTGGGCCTTGATGGCATCGCGCACGCGAACACGGAAATCAGGCACGGATTCCTGCGATTCTTTCTTGATGCCCAACTCTTGGGCTTCGCAGAGCGTGGCCAGCTGCGCACTGGTCATCTTGCCCAGGTCACCGACCCCCTCGATGAAGAAGTTTCCCTCCTCACGGCGGGCGGCCTCTTCGGCTTCGAGCTTGGCAGCTTCCTCGGCGGCCTGCTTGGCTGCGGCCTCCTGTTCCTGCTTTACGGTGGCCATGTCGGCAGCCTTGCGCCAGACAGTGGGGTGATCAAGCAGCATCGGCGCAATGTCAGCGGGTACCGGGATGGGGGTCATGCGCGGGAACTGCAGACGGGATCCGGTAATGGTGTCCTTCTTCACCGGCTTGGAGCCGATGTAAACAATGTCGATGGTCTCAGCCATGGGGATTGTCCTTGTGGTGTCAAAAAGAAAGCCGGCACATGGCCGGCCTTGTTCAATCAGCCCCTTACAGGGTGCCGACCACCTCGTACAGCAGCGCGAAGGCCACATCACCGGTCGCGGCACCGCCACCAATCACCAGGCTCAGGTCGGTGTCTTCGGTCAGCAGCACGTCATCCACCGGCAAGATCGAGTGAACCGCAGACGCGGTACTGACAGCCGAAACCAGTGCGGTCTCGCCGGCCTTGATGGTCAGCGTAGTGCTGGCACCAAGAGCGCCAGTCTTGAGCTTGACGCCCACAATCTTGATGCCAGCCGGCATCTTGTCGCCGAACGCCACGGAATTACCGGAGGCGACGGCAGCCAGGGTGACGGCCTGCTTGGGAGAAATAGACAGGTTGCCGAAGCTGCCGACAAACCAGCGGCGGCCGGTGACGGCCACGGTCTTTGCAATAGCCATAATTAAGGCTCCTTATTCAGATCAGGAAGGGAGCCGGGTTACCCCGGCATCACCGGGGTTACAGGGAGACGGCGGTATCCAGCGCCATAGCGCCGTGATCCTGCACGTTGCCGTTCTTCTGCTTGAAGCGGATCTTCTTCAGGCCGCCGATCCAGCTGATGGACAGCTCGGTGCCGTTCTCGTGGTCCACCTTCTCTTCGTGCATGTTGAAAGTGCCGCCTTCCTTGCCGCTGCCGAAGCCGTTGGCCAGAGCCTGGGCACCCAGCAGCACGGCGCGGTCGATGGTGGTGCCGGCGGTGACCTGGGTTTCCGCGCCGGTGGTTGAGTTGGCCACACAGGCGTTGACGGTGGATCCGGCATTGAAGCGGATCGGCATGCCCTTGTACTGACGCACCAGGATGTTGCGCCACATGGCGCACTGACCACGGAAGATGGGGTGATCCCAGCCGGCCTTACGTTCTGACACGGAGGCCAGCAGTTGCTTCCAGTCGTTGCCAGCGGTGCTGGTGTAGAAGTCATTCCACTGACGCGGAGTGACCATCAACAAGTAGAGCGGCTCACCGCCCATCTTGTCGCCAGCCAGCTTGATCGGCTGCAGCGGGTTGGTCATCTCATCAATGGCCAGCGCCAGGTTGTCCACGGCCCCCAGGTTGAAAAGGTCGGCGCTGTCCAAGCCTTCAAAGGTGGTCGCATCACCGCCGAAGAAGTGGCGCTCATAGCTCGGCGCCATAATGTCGTTGACCATGATCTCGGCAAATTCGGGGTCACTGGCCAGCGGCAGGATGATGTCGGTCGCCATGAAGTCACCGCGGGCACCGGCCAATTGGGTCATGCCCACCTGATCCAGCAGGCGGCCATAGTAGCCATCGGCCAACAGGGTGCGGGCGGTCTTGCGCAGGTCGTGCTTGGTGCGCTTCTGGCTCATCTTGCCGCCGGCATCCACACCATGGCGGGTCTGGTTGATCTTCAGGGAGAAGTCGGAGAAGGTAAGGCTTTCCAGGCGACCGGTCAGCTTCTTGTCACCCATGGTCGGGCGGCCGGACAGGTTGTGGACGATCTGCATATCCACTTCGTCACCTGCAGTCTTCCGCAGGTCGGTTACCCGCACCACGGGCGCGGTATGGCTGGTCTGCTTGCCGCCACCGACCACTGCCGCCTCCTTGGGCGCGTTGTCGGTCAGCACGTTGACCAGGGAGTCGGCGCGTTGCGCCTCGGTGAACAGGGCTGCCTGCAGGATCTTGTTGGCCTGGGCAGAGGTCACTTGAGTCATATTGGTCTCTCCAAAAACGACAAAACCCGCACAAGGCGGGTTCGGTCGGAATTACTGGGATAGGGTTAGATGTCGAACTTGGCCAGCATGGCCTCTATCTGTGCCGGGCTCATGGAGCCCATGTGGGACATCAGTTCTTCTTGGCTCATGCTGGCGTAGCGATCTTCCTCGGTGGTGGCCTTGAACGACTGGCCCAGGGCGGACGGGCTATCCGGGAGGCGATCATCCTTGGCGGGTGCCTTGGTCTCTTTGCCGCTGGCTGGCGTGGTCGCCTGCTCAACTGCATCACCAAAGGCCGCCTTGGTGCGACGCGCTGCCTCGGCAAAGCGGTCTGCCAGGGGCTTGTCAGTCCAGGTCGGGTCGGACTTGAGTTGTTCATCAACATGGATCGCAAAGGCGAAACGGTCTTGGTCGCCTTCCCGCCACGCAGCCAGGTCGGGTACCGCCTGCAAGGCAGTCTCTACCGGGTGCGCCTGCGGATCAGGCTGCTTGACCTGGCCGGTGGTGGCCTTCTCCAACTGTTCCAGCTTGCGGGCCATGGGGACCAGCAGCTTGCCCAGCTCGGGGTAGTCGTCCGCCAGCTGCTCGATGGCTTCCAGATCGAGCTTGCTCACATCGGCGTCAGGCTTGATGCCATGCTCATCGAGCATCGCCTGCAGCTTGTCGCGCTCTGCTGCCAGCCCCTCCAGTTGCTTGGCTCGCTCGCGCCAGGCCTTGGCCTCGTTGCGAGTTTGCTCCAGCACTTCGTAGGGGATCCGGTGTTTGCCATCCTTTGACGCAATCGCCTTGCCTTCCCCTTCCGGCTCGTTGCCCTGGTCGCTGGCCTTCCCTTCGTCCGCCGACGGCGCGGATTGTTCTACGTCCGTTTTCTCCGGGTAGGTGGCCTTGCCTTCACCGCCGTCTTCTTCAAGCTCGACAGCTTCCAGCGCCGCCTCCAGTTCTTCCAGGGTTTCGCTTCCAGTCAGGTTGTTGATGTCAATTCCCATAGTGTCCTCGTTGTTTCTCAGTGGGTTGTATCGCTGCCCAAGCGGGATTGCCGACTCAGTGAATCAGCAATCCGGCGTGAGCTCCAACAAAAAACCCGGCGCAATGGCCGGGTTCGGAAATGAAAAAGCCCCAGTCGGTAGACTAGGGCTAGGATGGGAAAATCCTAACGCTGGCAGTCGATTAAATCAACACCTTAGAGCTGGATTGCATCGATCTGCTCTTGGATTTGCTCCAGCAACTGCGCCTGCAACGCTGCCTGCTCGGTCTGCAGGTTCTTCTGCTCGGCGGCCAGTCGCTCCATCTCCTGTAGGGTCTTGCCGGTCTGGGCCTGCTTGAGGGCATCATCGAAGCGAGCGGAGTCAGTTTGCTTGGCCACCCGCTGGGCATCTGCCTGCCACTTGGCCGCCTTGGCTTCTAGCTCAGCCACCTTGGCCTGCAGCTCACGCATGGCCAGTTCCTGCTGGGCCTTCTGCAGTTGCGCCTGCTGTTGGGCCGCCTGCTGCTCTTCTGGCGTCATCTCATCCGGCTGCTTCTGGATGCCCATGGCATTGCGGATCCGCTCGGTAAACTCGTGCTTATTCGGCACATCCATCAGCTCAACCAACAGGTCAAAGCATGCGGCCTGGGCCTGCGGCGGCAGCCTGCTCATGGCGTTGACCATGCGTTCGGCCAGCTGCTGCTTGTAGGCGCTGGTCTGCTGGATGGGGGCTAAGGCGATATGGGCGCGCAACCGGGTCACATCGTTGCTGATGGTACCGTCCTCGGTCGCCACATTGAGCACCACCACCTTGCGCTTACGCTTGTCGTCACGGTTGATGGTGACCTTGTAGTCACGCTTGCCGGCCATGTCCTCCAGCAAGTAGCCCAGGGCCAGTTGCCCAACCAGCTGGCAGCCCATGCGGTAGTTATCGTTTATCTCGGAGAGTGTCGTGGCCCCCTGCTCCACCAGGTTGCTGATGGCCACGCCGGATTGACCGGTTTGCCCCTGGCCCAGGAAGGCGGCATAAACCCCCATGGTGTCCTGCACCAGCTTCACGCTGTCCTGCATCACCTGGAACTGCTGCTGGGCGATGTTGAAGTCCTGCTGTACCTGGAAAGCCTCGCTGATGCTGTTCTTGTTGCGGCGATCTTGGTTCAGCTCGATCAGGCCATCGGCCCGCTCCACTTCATCCAGCACCTGCTCGCGGCTCATGTTGGTGGCGTCCTTGTCCATGATCACCCGCTTGGCCTGCAGCAACCAGGTCAGCTTGATCCGGCGGAAGTTGATCTCGTCCTGCGCCGGCATGGCCCGGGCAATCAGGCCATAGGGTTCGTTGGTGGCATCCTTGCGGTAGCCCCAGAACGGCACCAGGGGATACATGCCGTTGGGAGCGGAGCATTCCCGGTCAGCCAGGAAGTGCGGGCCGGCGAACCAGGCTTCCCGGATGGTCGATACCGGCATCTTCTGTACCATGGCCTTGCCCAGGCCGACGGCGGCACGGTGCAGCTGGTTATTCTTGTCGAAGGTCACCATGCGCCCGGAGGCCAACACTAGCACCTGCTTGGTGTCGAAGGTGCGATAGTAGATCACCTGCAGCAGCACCCGGTCTCGGCGCTGACTGCACCACTCGATCTGCTTACGATCCCAGGACTGCCACTCATCAAAGGCGCTGACCAGGTTGGGGCTCATCCCCTCCACGGCATCCACCGAAGCGAAACCAGTCCAGCTGTTGATGCTGTAGTCCAGGATCTCGGCCTTGCTGGGGAACAGGGTCTTGGCCTCATCCAGATCGACCCAGCGACGGCGCATCACCCAACGGCAATCGCTCAAGTCCAGTTCGCGGCTGTGCCAGTCCCAATACACCTCATCCCTGGGCACCCGAGAGAATTTGTAACGCGGGCCGAAGGGGTCACCAAGCCGGCGCACTTCCACCCAACCTAAGCCGGCCTTGATCTGCTCGGCGTAGGCATCGCCGCGGGCCCGGTCCAGACCGCCCAGCCGGCACATGTCGGCGTACTCGGCATTGACGGCCTCGGCCAGTTGCTCAATCTCGTCGTCGTGGTCATCGGCGATCACCATCAGATCGGTGCGGCTCTTGGCCTCCATCCCCAGTACCCCGTCGATAGTGGGGGCGATCAGGTTGTGAATGGTCAGCGGCTGGCCGCGGGCCTTGAGCACCTCCACCACACCGGGATCGAGCTGGTCGCCGTCGTAGTAGGCACAGGCACGGTTGGCCAGGCTGCGCCAGTCTGGCTGGCCGTTGATGTCGGCCATGAGGTCGAGCAACTGCAGGGAGTCGATTTGTTTTGCCATATCAGTGGGCCATCCAATGTTTGGGGGTGCGTTTGAGATCTGACTTGACGGGGCGAGCAGGCATGCGGGCGCGCATCTCCTGGGCGATCATGTAGCTCATCAGCTGGTCGTCATAGCAGCCGACCTGGGCATTCATGCTGCCCTGTTTGTCGTAGACGAAGGTGGTGGCCTCGCTGATGGTGCCGACCCAGCGGATGCCGGACACGCCGCCACGCAGCAGGGTCTTGAGGCCATCGACAAGCACCGGCTTGCTCTGCCTGGTGGTGAGCCAGCCCAGGCGCGGCGTCTCGTCATCGTCGTCGCGGTCGAGGTATTCCTCGGCGTAGATGCGGCTGACCGGGTAGTGGTCGCGGAGTTTGAGCAGCAGGGCGTGGCCATGGTTGTTGCGCTCTGGGCCGACAAAGGCCGGGCCGTACTCATCAGTGCCATACCACTTGCCGATGTGAGCAACCAGCTGGGCCAGCAGCCCGGGGTCGAGATGCCCGTACCAGTGGGCCACCTGCCGGCCATCGGAACGGGCCACTACATCGATGCTGGCGCGGTCGCCATGCTCCAGGCCCTCGGCCACGTCCACGCCGACGGCATAGTCCTCGTACTCGTCGGGCAGCTCCCAGACCAGCAGCATGTTTTCCAGCGAGCGGATCCCCTGCTCGTCCAGTTTCTCCGGCTTGCGGGCCTTCTCTCGGCTGCCGGTCACGGGATCCATGTCGTAGACCAGCAGTGGCGGCAGGCAATCGCCCTCAGCGGCCATGGTATGGATGGGGTCGAAGACGCGCCGGCCAGAGGTGAGGAAGGCTTCCAGCGGCGTGCTGGGAAACTCCT